AGAGACACCTGCGGCTGTGGAGCCAGTTGCGCCAAATCCTGCGCCAGCGCAAAATGCAACAGCGTCCCCCAGCACAACGACGGTTGCTCCTGCAACCTCTGCACCGCCTACGCAGAATACATCGCCAGCGGAAGTGCCAAAGGGAAAGGTACTGATCCCAGGGCTAGGATTAGTAATGAGTCTAGATCTATTAAACAAACCAATGCAGATGCAACAAGCTCAGTTGAATACCGCACTGGAATACCAACAGGAACTGCCATATGAACTTAGAGGACACCAAGACTTCCTTCTTGAACTTATCAGCAACGGGAATAGCGATAGTTTTTTCAATATTAGCAACAGCAGGTGGAACGATCTACGTCGGAATAACGACCTACAACCGTGTTATAGCTGCGACTGAAGCCATTGAAAATTTTAAGCAATACGATGATGCTGAAATTAAGAAATACATTGTAAGCCTTCAAAATCAAAACACAGAATTGAAGACTGAATTAAATGCTGTAAAAGATACATTGGTCAGTAATGCCAATACAACAACACGTTTAAGCGAATCTACTGCTAAATCGTTTGAAAAAGCTAGTGAGGCTACATCAGTTGCTATTGAAGCTAAGACATTATCGGTTAGCAGCAGTAGAGAAACGCAAATAACATTGGCTGGCGTGCGTGAAGAAATCAAGTCAATGCGTGAGGGTCTGGAAGCTAAAATGAAGGCTTTACAGAGGGCTACAACAAATCCTTTGGGACAATAACATGGACATTAAAAATTTTATTATGGGTGTTGCCACAACTTCATTAACATTAGTAGTGGCAGCAATGTGTTGGATGTTTATTTACGCCATCATGGATCCAACAGTAGATGACAAAGAAGTATTTACGATTGTTGGCCCCGCATTTCAAACCATTGTAGGTGGATTTATTGGATTGATTACTGGTATTCATATTGGTAAGAAAAAAGATGAAGCTGAAGAAGAATAACTTTTAAAGGAAAATTATGTTTACCCTGTTAACAACAATCGTTTCGTTCTTATCTGGCGGTGTGCCAAAGATTTTGGATTTTTTCCAAGACAAGTCAGACAAAGCACATGAACTACAAATGACGCAATTGCAAATGCAACAACAGTTGGAATTGCAAAAATTGGGTTATGTAGCTCAAAAAGACTTGGAAGAAGTTAAATTGTCTGAAGTGCAAGATCAAACTGCATCATCAGACTTACAAGCTGCGCTTGCAGCCGACACAGCGTCTGCAGTTGGGGCAAGTACATGGGTAATTAATATTCGTGCGCTTATACGCCCAGCAATTACGTTTGGCTTGTTTGCAATCTTTTTATTCGTTGAGTTATTTGGTTGCTGGTATTCTTATTACAATGGCGTAAAAGTAGAAGTTGTATTGCCATTACTATGGAATGCAGATACTCAAACAATTTGGGCTTCTATTTGTGGTTTTTATTTTGGTTGCCGCCACTTTAGCAAATGAAGACATCAAACTTAGGCTTACAGCTAATAAAGCATTTTGAAGGTGTCAAACTCAAACCTTATCGTGATTGTGTTGGTTTGTGGACTGTTGGTTGTGGTCATCTCATTGGGGATGGTCGTAGCTTACCTGATAGCTGGAATCGCCCATTTACTATAGAGGAATGTGATGCATTATTGGCTAAGGATGTCAGAAAGTTTGAACTTGGGGTGGCAAGATATATTAATGTTCAACTTACCCAAAATCAGTTCGATGCTCTTATCAGCTTTGCTTTTAATCTTGGTCTTGGGACATTACAGCGAAGCCAAGTCCGTCAAAAGATTAATCGTGGCAATAAAGATGGAGCTCTTGAGAGTTGGGGAAAGTATAACAAAGCTGGTGGTAAAGTAATAACTGGCTTAGATTTAAGACGTAAAGCTGAAATTAAAATCTTCAAAAGCTAACTGTTATTGAGTCTACTTGTGAATGATTGATAACAATGGGAAAATAGGCAAACTTCTGGGGAAAGCATGACTACTACAATTACACCAAGTTGGGTGATGACCTATGATAGCTTGAATTCGATTGTTCTACAGTATTTAGAACGGTCTGATCAAGCTACGATTAATGCTATCCCAACGTTTATTACCCTTGCTGAATTTGAAATTGCTCAAGAAATTAAAACTCTTGGTCAATTGCAGGTAGTAGAAGCTACTATGTTGGCAGGAAATCCTGTTATTCAAAAGCCTGCTAGATGGCGTAAGACCGTATCAATGAATTATACGGATGCTGATGGTAATAAAAAGCCTATTTTACTTCGTAAATATGAGTATTTGACCAATTATTGGCCTGACGACACTACAACCGCAGCCCCATTGTATTATTCAGATACTGATTGGGATCATTGGTATGTAGCACCTACTCCAGACCAAGCTTACAGTTTTGAAGTGCTTTATTATGAGCGTTTAGCTCCACTAAGTTCAACAAACCAAACTAATTGGCTTACACAAAATGCTCCAACAGCAATGTTGTATGGCACTTTATTACAAGCAATGCCGTTTCTTAAAAATGACCAACGTCAGATCTTCCAACAGAAATATACTGAAGCGATTCAGTCATTGAAAACTGAGGATGTTGCTAGAGTTGGAGACCGCCAAACTATTGCCGTGGATAGCTAACAATGACTACATATACCAACCCATATTCAGGACAAACCATAAGCCCATCACAAGTGGGCTATGAAAACTTAATCATCAGTACAGATACTGAGTTGCAATGGCCTATTAATGGCAATACAACTGATGTAGTAGCTAATATTATTGACGTAACTGCAACAAATGGCGCAGGTAGCTTTAGAGGCTATATTGCTGGCACAACGCTAACAATCACAGCAGTTACTTCTGGCGCAGTTGTTTTGGGTCAAGTTATTAGCGGTGGTGGCATTGCAGTAGGGACAACAATCACAGCATTTGGATCAGGTGCAGGTGGAGTTGGTACTTATACAGTATCTATTTCACAAACTGTAGGTTCAAGTGGCTCGCCTATTACATTCACTGTGCCTACATTGAATTTAATATTGCCTGCTGCGACGGAAGTTTCAGTAGGGCAATCAGTACTTATTCGTAATTTAGGTACATATTCATTCACAGTCACAGATACTAGTTTAAACACTATTGTTTCAATTGCTTCTGGTGTTGCTCAATATATTTATTTGACTAATAACAGTACAGTAAATGGCGTATGGGAATCAGTGACATTAGGTGCAGGCACTTCAGCTGCCAATGCAGCGACACTTGCAGGTTTTGGCTTACAAGCTGTCAACACAACACTTAATACTGTAAACCCAGTAACAACATTATCTTCAAATTACACTGCACGAGTTTATGATCAATCTCAATTATTTGTATGGACTGGCGGTGCTGGCACAATTACTTTGCCTTCTGCAACTTCTGTACCTTCTGGCTGGTATGTTATTTATAAAAATGATGGCACTGGTATTTTAAATATTGCACCAACAGGTAGCGATACAATTGATGGATTGTCTAGTGCAGCACAATTGCAATTGTTTGAATCATTTGTAGTGGTGTCAACAGGATCTGAATGGGTGACATATGCATATGGTCAATCATCATCATTCTTCTTTACCCTATTATCAATTCCAGTAACAGGCGGTACAGTAACACTTACAACTGCTCAATCGGTCAGTATTATTCAAGAATACACAGGCACATTGACATCTAATTGTACGGTTATCTTGCCTGAAACAGTTCAGTTCTATTCATTGCAAAACAATACAACTGGAGCGTTTACACTAACATTTAAGACTGCAGCATCTGGTGGTGCATCAATCACTTTGGCGCAAGGTAAAACAGTTATTGCAATTTGTGATGGTACCAATGTTTACAATGCGCAAACTTCAACTTCATCAGCTGCATCTTCATTAACTTTAGGTAATGGTTCATCTACTAATCCTTCATTGAATTTTATTGGGGATAACACTACGGGTCTATATTTAGTAGGTAGTAGTCAGTTAGGTATTGCTTTAGGTGGAACAGTAGGAGCTATTTTAAGTAGTACTGGGCTGTATGTTCCTTCAGGCGTAACAGGTGGGTCGTTCTAATGACGGTCAAAGTCGTTCCTTTAGTAATTAATTCAGGCATCCAAAGGGATGGAACAATCTTTGCTGCACCATCTTATGTAGACGGATCATGGGTTAGATTTCAATATGGTCGTCCTCGTAAAATAAAAGGATATACAGGATCATTCTTATTAGCCAATGGTATTAGCCGTGGCATGATTATGAGTTCTGTTGATGGCTTGAATTATGTTGATTCAGGCTGGAGCGGTGGAATTGATCAATATACAACTAATAACGTTGCAGCCGTAGGTTCTGGCCCTTATCCAATTACAATGAGTTCATATTTTAATGCCGATGATAATAATCTTTGGCAAATGGATATTGGTTATGACCCTTATGGTAATGGTCAGAATAATCTTATTGCACACCCTGGGCTTAATTTAAATGATATTACCAATACGCAAAATACTCGTCCTTTAGTTGGTGCATTCACAGGTACTTCATTAACTGCGGTAGGTGTATTTACTGCCACAGGCACATTAACATCTGGGTCTCCAACAGTGACATTTGCAACAACAAACGTCGCTATGGGTGCTGGTGTTACTGTTACTGGTACAGGTATCCCAGCTAATACTACAATCAAGTCAGCCACAACTGTTGCTGGAGTATGGACGGTAACATTAACTAATAATGCAACGGCTTCTGGTGCCCAGTTATTAACTTTTGACAACAACATCAGCGTATCTGGTGGTGTTGTAATGTTATTCCCTTACCTATTTGTATATGGCAATAACGGCTTAATTCAAAACTGTTCAGCTGGTGATTTCAATAATTGGACATCAGCAGATGCTAATGCAACGAACGTAGCTTCTACAAAAGTAGTTAAGGGATTGCCATTAAGAGGCGGCACAACGTCTCCAGCAGGTTTATTTTGGACTTTGGACTCAGTAGTAAGGGTGACCTATGCTCCGCAGACTGTAGGCACTTCTACGCTTTATTGGCGATATGATTTGATTACACAGCAATCATCAATCATGTCTAGTCAATGTGTAATTGAATACGATGGTATTTTCTACTGGGTGGGTACTGACCGTTTCTTAATGTATAACGGTGTTGTGCAAGAAAATCCAAATACACAAAACTTCAACTACTTTTTTGACAATTTAAATTATGAACAACGTCAAAAAGTATGGGTATCTAAAGTGCCACGTTGGGGTGAAATTTGGTGGTTTTTTCCATCTGGTGACAGTGAAGAATGTAATGATGCGATTATTTACAATGTTCGTGAAAAAACATGGTATGACGCAGGCCAAGCTTTAGGAGCTCGACGTTCTGCTGGTGTGTTCTCTGAAGTATTCCATCGTCCTATTTGGGGTGATTGGCAGCCTAATACAACAGGCTCATATACTTTATGGCAACATGAAACAGGTGTTGATCAAACATACTTGAATCAAATTACTGCCATTGAATCTTATTTTGAAACTAATGTTTTGGGTGTTGGTGCTGGAACAGTAGGTGCTGCGCCTGCAGGTGATAACTTATGGACACGGTGCGAACGTATTGAGCCTGACTTTATTCAAAGTGGAACAATGGATGTTATC